AATACCATGGTTGACCAATGAATCTGAGAAGAATTTATCTACTACAGACCCAACATTCATTGTATCTAATCTGGTTTTGGTTCTGGAGTTAACCACATAATGTAGTTTAACCTGATCCATTTTTGGAATGCCCTTTAACAAAGGTTCCATCAATTCATGAAATTGTGTTTTCATGAGATTGTTTTGGAAGAAGTGGAGGTTACGGTAGACATTGAGATTTAACGCCTTCTGATCCTTCTTGTTAACAAAAAGTCTCATAGGTAGTTTCAAACTCCATGACCTATTCGCAACCCCCCTAGGTTCTTCACCAATCAACTAGATAACCTAGTCGAATAAGCTTGATTTCTTAGCCGCCGATGCCGCACTATCTCCAGCAGAGCTTGCTGATTTACCAGCAAAAGCTTTACCACCACCAGATTTCTTACCGGTAGATTTGTCATACACTTGGCCTTTATTTTTTTCCAACCATGTGTTTGCATAGGCACCTGCATCTTCATCCATCTTAGCGATAGCTTTCAACAGGTGTCCACTTGCGATAACATTATTAAGAGTTTCGCCCATGCTTGTGATGTAATGAGTAACTTCCGAGATTGTCACCAAATTATCTTCTGGGAAGAATTTAATGACTTCGTTTACTTCACGAGTATCACCATTAGATTCATATACGCCTGTAGTTTCATTTTTGGTGGTTTTGTCTACGACCTGCTTTTGAATTGCCAATTGGCATTTTTCACCATGTAATTCAGAGAAACACATGACAGCAGTTGGGATTTCTTTTTTAGATTCGAAATCATACAGTTTTACTGTAAGTTCTTCTGCTTCCAAATCGCCAAGCTCTTTACCAACTAATAGTAAGGCCAATGAATTCATTTGAGAGAAACCTGGTAGATTCTTTGGTTCACCAGTTTTTTTATCTTTATAGGTTACTTCACCAGTACGGTTTGAGACCCATGTTTGAGAGCGTATTTCTTGTCCGTTGACATCAATCAATAGCACAACACTTTGTGCTTCTGAGCTTGCTGATTTTTGGACATACGCAGTTTTGATTTGACCGGCATAAATGTCTGTGTCTAGGACACTTCCACCACCGATATAGTCTTCTTCTACATTGTCGCCTTTGGCTGCGGTCTTACCCGCGAAAATATTTGACATATGATATTCTTTCGTTTGTTAAAAGGAGGTATTATTTGGTTAAGTTTTATAGGGTATGTCTACGCCGTATAATAACCAGTTAGTCTATCCATAATTACTTGTGCATCATTATCTGCATAAGTCTCAGGAGTAGTGAACAAACCCATAGGAGAGCGAATGCGGTCACCTACAGTATGTTTTGTTGTCTTGGTTTGGAATACGTGCTTGAAACCAAGTGCACGTTCTTCATCCGTGATAACCAATAGTTTGTTATTATCTTCATATGTGACAAGATCTTTAACACGTACTTTTTTAGTATTGATAACTGTTGTAAAGTAGGCTTCCAGCCCATTCTTTTTCAACGCACCTTTGACCGGTACAGTGTATTGGGTTTGCCCTGTGTTTTCATCTAACACTCCATCAAGGTGGCCCAAACATATAACATATGCGTCAACTTTTGCAACATAATCATACATCAATGTTTTAAAGAATTGTCCGTATGCACCCCATTGTTGCATAGTGTTTGCTGAACCAATGACATGAACTGCTTCAAATCGTTCCATCATAAATGAAATAGTATCAATTACGACAGTATGGTATCGTCCAGTAGTATCATCAATTAACATTTGAAGATACTCAAAGATTTCATATGGATCGTCAATTGTTACTTTCTTAAATTTATTCTGGAATGGGAGTGGTTTACCTGCTTCACAGTTAATATACAGCACGCCTTCTTGCCCTCGGATATTAATCAATGAGGCTGATTTACCCATACCGGATTCACCGGAAATGAGTAGGGATTTTGGATGATCTGTCATACAGTTTCCTTTGGTTAAATTTCGAGAGCCTTTTACGACAGCCGATTTATGGGGGTTCCCTGCGATTTTGCTCAGGTCGTGTATTTATATTTAGGCTACAAACCTACTGTGTGCTTAACGTGTCACAATTTACGACATGCTTTGAATTTCGGACTCTATCAAAAGTCGCTTCGACTACTACCGATCTGGAATGCATGTTAACCGTCTGCCTCAATAAACTAAGCAACACGTACTGGAATCTAACCCGGACATCCGTACTGTTAGCAACTTACACCTACCCGCCGTTGTCGGGTCAAAGGGCATGGGTTCAATGATACCCCATGCTACTTAGAGGTTGCTTAGTTTAACTCGTAAATTCGAGGACATATTTGCAGCATATCCAGGCTGTAGTCTGAGAAGTATGAGGGGTTTTTCAGTCCCTGAAGCCTACCACGCTAATGTCATGCCTGACAAAGCTCCTGGGCATCTTCATGCTCGTTGCTACCTTCCCATTAGGTTAAACCGAACCATGTACATTGGTACACGTTTAATAAGACCCTGCTTTCCGAACTGACCCCATGATGTGATACAAATTGTCAGTCTTCGACTTGGTTCGGTTTTCTCGTTAAGCCGTGGCATATTTCTGTGCCACAGACTTTAATACTGTTGATGTTACTTCATCCTTTTTTAGAGGTGATGGGGATCTACTATTTAACCCAAAGACTTTATCTTCCAGTTCATTGTAAGTTGCACCGGCATCAAAAAGCATCATAGCAAAATTTAGTAGATTATTATTCCGTGAACCTACATCCATGTTCTGAAGGAACCAACGTTCAAGATTATCCAATCGTCCTAAATCCGCAACAGCAGTAACATATTCTTTGTTCTGCTTGGTTTTAGGAATGAACGGTAAAACATCAATAATAGTTGGTGCTTTATGTACATGCACTTGGCTATTTTCACCTGTCATCCATTTTTTAGATCTTTGGTTTGCTGACATATCTGATTCGAAAGGCAGCCAGAGAAGAAAACTGTTCATAAATTCACGATAGTCCGATTTGTCTAAATCTAAGACGTAGTTTGTCGGCATGATTAGACGGAAACGATTTTCTTCTTCAGTGTGTCGCTTTGTGGTTGATGTAATGAAAGTGTAATCTTTCAGAAGCTCATGACAAGCGTCTAAAGATATCCCACCATCAACATCCACAACTAACATATTAAAGCCTTGGATCACATTGTCTTCAGATCTATGCTCATTATCAAAGCTGTGGTTACACCAATGCATACCCGGAGCAGACAGTAGTTTTGGAAGGTTATCCAAAGGTTGTACTGCAGACGAGTAATCTGAAGCAAAGTGATCAGATAAACTGAAAGTCAACTTTGCAAGATCTGTCTCCCGTAGTGTAGATCCCGAAAAAAAATCTACGCCACTGACGACATTACGTTTAATAACGACATGGTTGCCAATCCCCCATGCAGTAGCCAGATCCATTATCTCCCTACGTGGCCCAGAGGCTGCAGGGTAGTATGGTAGATCTTCGACTAGATCTGCATGAGTTAGATTGTCTGGAGAAGACGCAATGTACTTTGCCAGGCGAACGAAGTTACGTTCACGTTTCAGCAAAGTCTGGAAACTGTCTCCACTTTCTTCAGCAACCTTGATAGCTTGCCTTAGATTTGTAGATGTGATGATTGGGCTTTCGTCCAGAAATGCATACACACCTGCAAGTTTTAGAGCCTTGAAGTACCGATGACTTAATTCAGCCTTACGTATAACTTCATGCTCTGGGATTGCATTTGCCAAAACTTCACAATGTAGACGATATGAGATCAATTCAACTCCTACATCTTTATGAATGTCAATTTCTTGACCGTAGTATTTGTCATCTGCAAACTTACCTAATTCAGCACGCCAGTGAACTAGCGCCTGTGATCGGGCTTTTGAAACTAAGCTGTCATAGACATCTTCAGGATCCACAGTGTGTGAAAAAGTTTCAGGTTTACCCATACCAAAAAAGCAACGTCGAGCATATCCTGTTTCCAGGAAGCTGTAGAATTCTTCTTCAGTTTTGGATCCGTCAAACAATTTTGAAGTTGTACCAAACATTAACACATTTGCAGGAGTATCCCCTACTATGTCAATGCCACGTTCATTTTCAACTGTGTTCTTAACCAGTTTGGTTTTGATACGACCAAGGTCATACAATTCCAGTAATACGTTCAGAACTTCACTGTTTGATACGAGGTTTGAACCAATCTCATCCATCTGGAAGTTAATTGACCCACAACGTGCTAATAACAGCTTGTAACGTAACTGTTTAACCGCTGGAGCAGTACCACTATCAAAGATGAATGGTGCGTGCCCTTGGCGCTTAAAATCAGCCTTCAGTTCATCCAGCTCTTTATCCTCATCAACGCCTTTTGTGGCTGCTATATCCACAGCCATATTAAATAGTGAGTCTTCTGCGATAGCTGGAAACACAGTAGAAGCAAAGTCCTTACGGAAAGTTCCAATGATGTCTTCCATTAAACTTACAGAATGTCCTTTACCAAAGCCTGATGTTGCCAATGCGATTGAGTAAATATTGATCGGTAGTTTACCCCGTTCAGGACTTACAATTGTTGTACGCATTGCACTTGGGATTAAACCAAGAAAATAAGCTACCTCTGCTTGGAAGAATTCACGGTTCACGTTTCCTGTGCGATGGCACAGGAGATCCACCAATTGCTGCATTGCAGGGTGATGGCTAGAAGATTTCACATCTTCCAAGTTAAATAGATTAGTCACTGAAGTACTCCTTTCGTTGTTCACAACCAGAAAAGGCAGGACAGTATTCACACGCCTTAACTTCACCAGGAACTTTAATAACTGTACCTTTACCTTTGGATTGTTTCCACAATTCTGCTTCTGTTGGTGAAGTGAAACGTTTAGTACATCTACCAGCAAGCTTTGCTTTAGCTGAATCTGCATAGTATTTGTATGTGTCGTCAGATCTCCACAATTCTTTATCAGAACAGCGAACCATTTCTGTTTGGTTTTTACCTGCATTAGCACGAATATCTGCTAGTTTGTCGGACATCCACTCTTCAGTTTCTTTCAGAGACAGTAACGTAAACTCTTTATGTGTTACCCGTGTTTGTGGGTAATTTGGGTTTTGTTTGGACATGAACTTTTGCCAATCAGT